CAATTAATGTTTTTTTATCTTTTTTTCTATAAACGTTTTTTTCAAAATTACAAAAAGAACAGTTAAATTTACAACCCCTACTAACTTCGAGTGGCAACCATTCTCCTTGTACTGCAAATGCATTTTTTGTATAAGTTATAGGTGGAATTGGTTTTTCATACCTATTTGCAAATACAAAATTCATTTCATTTATAGTCAGAGTTTTTAAAAAATTATTTTTACCATTAATGATTTTATTAGCAATTTTAACAACTGCATCATCTCCCTCACCAACTATTAAGTAATTTATCTCTCGTAACGGTAATTCTTTAATATGCTTTTTTTCAAGTATTTTAAAGATTCTTGCTACTCTTGGACCACCAATAATTATAGATACGTCAGGTAGAATTTCTCTTATTTTTTGAAACCATTTTTCTGCATTTTCTTTTGTTTCTAACCACATATAAAGATTTCTATCATAAATAGACTCTGCATGAAAAGAAGCATCATCTAAAGTTTCATCTTTATACGCTCCAAAGCCAGTCATTTCAGAAAGACCTTTATTTTCACCAATTGAAGATGCTGGAGCTAAAAAAGTAGAGCTTATTGCAAGTATCTTTGTGTCGCTTGTAGCAACTTTTTTCAAGATATCAAAAAAGTCAGGAAGAGTAGTGAACCAATCAATTACTTCACAGCTAAATCCTGCAGATCTTAAAGCAGACGCAATAACATGCCCACCCGCTGGTCGAGTTGATAAAGGATGTTTATGATATGTTGCATCGTTTAAAAGTATTATCTGTGGCATCAAAAATCCCCAGATAAAACACCTGCTTGATTAGTCCAATAATCTACTACAGTTACACCAAGAGTTATAGCACGTTTATATTTAGAAGAGGTTGTGTCTCCTCCAGTAATAAGTGCATAACAGTCTTTTGTGACTGTTGATGTTACTTTAAAACCTTTAGACTCAAGACGATCTGCGAGATCACCGCGAGTCATATCTAGCTTTCCTGTAATACATATTTTACGAGAAGGAGTTCCAACTGTTTCTTCAACTGTGACATTCTGTTCAAGTTGAAGAGGCAGAGTTGTAACCCAATCTTCGTTTTCGTCGAGCCAAGATAAAACTGAATCAACAGTAGAAGGACCAATACCTTTTATTTCTGTGGTTTCAATATCTCTCAGGTTTCTGAACGCTGGAATCTTGCTAATAATTAGTTTAGCAGCTGATCTACCAACTCCAGGTATGCCAAGGGAAGCAAGAACAATATCATAAGGTTTGGTTTTTGTTCTTTCAATCTCGGCTTCGACCTTAACGCCATTAGCGCCAAGTAAATCCCAGTTTTGATCTTCAAAGATGTCAACTGGGTGTGTCAGACCCATCTTCTTAACAGAAGCTGGACCTAATCCTTTAATATCAATAGTTTTGATAAAGTGTTCTAAAACTTTTGATGTGTTTATATTATTCTTATCGGCAACCAAAAGTCGAGGACCATCTCGTCTAGTTTGCTGACCAATTGTCTGTTCTGCGTGACTTTGGGTAATCTTAATTCTATGTTCAGAGTGTTGGACAACGCCTATAAATTTTGGTATAACACCACCAGCACGTTCAATTTGAATTAAATCACCCAGCCCAAGATCATGCTCTTCTATAATACCTATATTGTGAAGAGTTACACGTGAAATGGTGGCGTCATCGAGCACAACTGGCTCGACAACGCCTGTGGGATTCACAGTGCCAGTACGACCGACTACCCATAAGACATCTTGTAAAGTAGTAACTGCAATTTCAGTCATACGCTTTTTGAGAGCCACAGCAAATCTTGGATACTTTGAAGTGTATCCAAGATGTTGTGATTTAGCATATGAGTTTGCACGATACACTACACCGTCTTGTGGGTATTCCCAAGCGCGATCTTCAAGCACCGTAAAGAATCCCATCCCTGTTAAAACTTTCATACGAGGCAAGTAATCCATATCGACCCCAAGCCAATCGTGTGCGATAAAATTAATATTTCTGTCTTTAAAATCGTGCGCAGATTTTAAGCCTAATGCGCCTGACACATAATTTCTAAAGTTTTCTACTTCATTGTCTGTTACACACTCACCGTTAACAATAATTTCATCGAACTGAGTATCAATACGGTGTGGAATATTTTTTATCCATTCTGCAAGATGTGTTACATCTTCTCCTTGTTCTCCGTTACCACGAGTAATTGCAAGCTTAAGCTTGCCTCTACGATAAACCAGAGTTAAGTTAGAACCATCAATTTTTGGGAGTATAACATCCATCCAGGGTTCAACTTCTTCTTCTCCTTCATAGATTTTACGAAGAGAGTAAAGTTTATATGGATGTGTGATTTTACCAGCAGAACCGCCTACACTAAGTGTTGGGGAATCGTGATCACGCCAACCTTGTGCTTTTTCCATTGCTTCAAGCTTATCATACAACTGATCATACTCGCCATCCGAAATAGACGGAGCTGACAAGTCATAGTAAGCATGATTGTGCTTTTGAATAAGTTGTTTGAGTTCTTTGTAATTCATATAAAGAATATATCAGAAAAAAAGAGGAACAATCAATAGAAAACTCGCAGGATTACGAGTTTTCAACCATTTTAATTAAATCATCAAGATACCAACGAGCTTTTTTAAGATCTTCAAGCTGTTTTTCTTTAGTATCGTGCTTAAGATTATACCGAGTAACATACTTTATAACGTTACCTTGTGAAAAACCCATATCCCAAGAGTCAATATAGGCTGTAGTTTCAATGCCCTTATTATAGTGGGGTGGGTGATTTACCATGTCTACATCACGATTTAGGTAATCACGTATCTTTTTCTCTTCAGGCGAAGAAGAAATCTGTCTACGAGTAGTTTCACCAAAGTTACGTTCATATACTGTTTTACCCCCATCAGGAGATTCATATATTTTAGGAGTTACAACATCATGATGAGATCGAGAGTTTTCAATTTTATGTTTTCGTTCAGCTTCTTCTTCTTTTGTTTTTCTTGAAAGAAACTGTTCAAAAGTTTCATACTTATCCATATAGTCTCCTACTTTGAATGAGGTGGCATTTTTGATTCAACGAACCAAACATGTTGACGAAGTTTTGGGTGGTACTTACGCATACGCAATTTTTGCGCATTACGTAGTTGAGTTAAGGTTTTAGCATGAATAAAATGGTACGAAGCTGAATCTCTCTTCTCACCTTCTGGTATCATCCATACTTTATTATTTCTATTCTTTTTAGCAGCCATTATTCTACCTTATTTTTAACAGCTTTAAGAAGTTTTTGAAGATTTTCTTTTTTATTGAGATTTACTCCATCAACTTCAATTTCAAGGATTTCTTCGAGTTCACGAAGCATGACTTTAACCGTTTGAGAACGATCTTCTTCTTCCACAACGGGTTTTTCATAAATTTTTAATTGAACTAATTTACTTATAACACTTCTATATCCTTTTGAGAAGTGAGAAGCTAATTCATATACGTCTTTTTGTTCATCTTCTGTATACATTCTAATTAGTTCTGCTTCTTGTTCATCATTCCAGGCTTTAACGCTCATTTTTACTCCAATTCTAATTCAAGCTGATTGTTCCATACATATCGTTGAGCAACAGCTTTACTTGCGTCTTCTAATAGAGGGATAAGAGAACTTACTTCATCGGCTGGGATAGAAAATCCAGATTTAGTGGGATACCATTGACCTGTATCTCCGTCCATAGCATATTCTCTAATATGCAGATAAAGAATTTCTCTAAATTCATTAATTGTTACTTTTACAGCGTTTCCGTTTGGTTTATGAAAAGCTGTTCCAAAATCAATATTCATACTATCTCTATTTGATCTGTGTTTATAAAATTTTTTAACCAAGGGGTAACTGGGTATGCCTTAAATACTTGTACCAAAGAATATCTGGTTTCTGTTTTTGAGTTATTCATCATACCGTGTGCTACTAAGTCTGGATCAAATAAAACAGTTTCTCCTACCTTTAAACTAAATTGCTCTATCTCACCATTTAATTGAAACTGGTATATAAAATCATCACTGCCAGTAAGTGCTGTTACAGCTCTTAAACGAAAATCATCATTTGAAACCGCATTAACGTTATTATCATCCGTATGTAAAGGAATTGTTTGTCCAGGTTCTTGTTTATGAATTCTAACACGGGTTGTTTCAAACTTGAAATAATCAATTAAGGACTTACATAAACTATAGTATTTTGTATATTTAAAATCTTTTGGGTTTTCAACTGGTTTATTTCTATAAAAACTATGTATATTTCCATCTACGCTTTTTATAGAAACTGCGTCTACATTACCTGCAAGATCTTGATCATCATGTGGTTTAAAATTTAGTTTAGATAACCAAGAGTTATCAAAGACTAATTTCGTCTTGGCAATCATAAGCATAAATATAATCCTTTAATCTATTTCCTTCAACAGGACGATCTAAATAGTCTTTACCAAGAATCCAAAGATTAGGATTTTTTTCTTCTAATTGGTTAATCCATGTTTCATAACAATCTTTAACACCACTCAGACCTCTTGTATATTGTGCGCCTACTGTATGAAAAGCATTACTCCACCAAATGAGTGAGTTTTCTTCCTGAGTTACTATATTAGTAACTTTTTCAGGATTTTCACAAATATCACAGTGAATATAAGAATGAGATAATGTTTTATATCTATCCCAATGGTTTTTAATATCTTTTTCTGTTCCCCACCATTTTATCTCTCTTTCCCAAAGTTCTTTTCTTGAGAGAGTTTGTGTCTCATTCCCACCAGTTTCATTAATTTGATATTTTCTTTGAGCGTAGTCTAAAAAAGCTGGATAATCTTCGCCATCCCATTCTTTTAAGAGTAGCTTTTTAAAAGCTAAAGCAGCTTTACTGTAATCATAATAAACTATTTCACAATCATCAGTAAAAGCATAATGATGTAAAATCATATTAGGCTTAAAACTAGCAGCTACGGCATAGAGTTTATTAATTGGTTTTTCTATGTTAACATATTTTAAATCAGCGTAGTTTTCTGTATTCCAAAAGAATACACATTGTTGAGCATAGTTAACAATATTTGAAATCCAAGATAATTGATGTTCAAGATCTGCCGCACTTGTTGTAGGGTAGATATATTCTTTAAATTCTCTTATTTTAGGATGAAAATTATATACTGTTAGATCATTTTGTAGACTGACATTAATAAAATTCCAACCATCAACAAGGGGGGTACAGATTGTAAGTTCTTCAGTTGGTTTTAGAGATAAAGGTGTATAGTCATCATGTATGTCTTTCACATGTCTTTCTGCTCTTACTACAAACTCTTCTCCTGAGTTTTTGTTACCAAACACAGGTTTATCGAATTTTTTATAATAATTAAGGTTAACTAACATGCATTGTTTATGTAATCCATAATACCCTTGTGCACCTGTTGGGTTGTTTTTATTCTTTTTGTTTTTATCCATTATATGCCCAGTAATAAAGAAATCTTGTTTACTAATCCATTTCTCTATAAAAGTGAAAAAAGAAGCATCTTTGATAATATGACCAACAGATTGAACTATACAATAGTCTACATCATGTTTTAAAGCTTCATCTAATACATCATTAATATTTTGCTTTACTATAATAGGTCCAAAATATTTAAATCTGGTAAAAAACTCAGTAATCTCTTTATTCTTTTGCGCTTGAGATAGGTTATGAGATGTACGTGTATCATCATAGATGCCTACAACGTAGTTTTTATTTTTACCCATGATTCTTTTCATAACTTTTTACAACCAAATCTTCAAACTTTTT